CTATAGCAGGAACTGCTGCAATATTTACTGGAATAGCATTAGCAGCAAAAGCAACAATAGCAATACTAGGTGCAGTTAAATTAGGTTTAATTGCTGTAGGTGGTGCAGCAGGTGTTGCAGCAATAGCTTTAAACTCAATACCTTTTGTGGCTGCCGCAACGCTTCTAGGTGCTTTAACTACAAAAATAATAAGTGCAGCAAAAGAACAAAGAGATTTTAATAAAGCCTTGAAAGAAGGTGATGACCAAATACTTAAAAGTGAATTTAATAGATTATTTATTAAAAGACAAAAATTATTACAAAGAATAAGTGAAGCAGAAGAAAGTAGTAATAAAAGAGCCTTAAAATCTTTAAAAGAACAACTTCAAACAGCTAATGAATCAATAGCACCGATAAAAGAAAAACTTGACGAAAATAGAAAAATAACCGAAGAAATTGACAATCAAAACAAAAATTTAAAAGAACAGGAAGATTTAATCAAAAAAAATGAAGAGGCTGCAAAAAAACTAAAAGATAAAATGACTGCTGTTGGAGAAGAAATTGAAGGCAGTATAAAAAATAATTTAAGGGAAGCAATTACTGGTGCTCAATCATTTGGCGAAGCCATGACAAATGTATTAAATAAAATTAGAGATAAGATTATTGATGCACAAATAGATAAGCTTATAGGTGGTTTTGGTGAAGAGTTTGGAAAGGGCAAAGAAGGAAAAGGTCTTGGAGGATTTCTTGGTGGTATTCTTGGCGGGCTTTTCAAAGCAAATGGTGGACCTGTAAAAGCTGGACAGCCTTACGTTGTTGGCGAACGTCAACCTGAGCTTTTTGTGCCGAGAACATCTGGCACTATAATGCCATCTGTTCCAATGGGAGGAGAATCAGTTGTGAATAACGTAACTGTTAATGTAGACGCATCAGGGTCTACTGTGAGTGGCTCATCTGCGGATGGTAATCAGTTAGGTCAACAGATTGCTATTGCTATACAATCTGAACTAATTAAACAAAAACGTGTTGGAGGTTTACTTTCTTAAATGGCTACTTTTCCAAGCATAACTCCACAATATTCGACACAAGAAACTGTAAAGCAAGAAAATATAGTTATTAAATTAGGTGATGGTTATCAACAGCGTTTTGTTTCTGGTTTACCAGCAAACAAAAGACTAATAACTTTAGATTTAATTTTTAATGTTTCTACAACTGATGCAACAACCATTGATACTTTTTTAGATGCAAGATTTGATGATCAGGCAAACTTTGATTTTACACCGCCACATCATTCTTCAGCTTTAAAATTTGTTTGTACAAGAAGATCCAGAACAGCGATTTTAGATAATAGAGTTACGATGAATTTAACATTTGAAGAAGTAGCAGAACCCTAATGGCAATACCTGTATCTGAACTTCAAAAACTGAATCCCAGTTCAAGAATAGAACTTTTTGTAATGGAACTTGTAGAGGGTTTGCATTATGCCACAGGAAACCCATCTAGTGTTCCTACTACTTTTAGATTTCATGCTGGCTCAAGTATGAACTCAAATGCAGAAATAGTCTGGCAGGGTAATTCATATCAAAGATTTCCTATTACTTTTGAAGGTGCTGAGTTTACTGGCAAAGGTCAAGTTCCTAGACCAACCTTAACTGTTGCAAATTTAGGCGGTATAACCAGAAGTGGATCAGTTATTACTGTTACTGATTTAATGATAATTGTTAATTTAACCACACCTCATAACGACTTGACAGATGCAAAAATTACAAGAATTACAACCCTTGCAAGTGAACTTGATGCTGCTAACTTTCCTAGTAGTAGCAATCCTTTTGGCACACCCTCAGCTAATGAATTACCGCAAGAAATATTTTTTATTGATAGAAAAACTACAGAATCAAGAGAGATAGTTCAATTTGAACTTGTTGGAGCTTTAGATCAAGCAAATAAAAAACTACCAGCTAGACAAGTCACCAGAAATGAATTTGCTGGTGTAGGTACATTTATCAATTAATGAATTATTTATGGAAACAAGATGCAATAAAACACGCACAGCAATGTGATCCAGAAGAGTCATGTGGAATTGTTGGATTAAAAAATAAACAAGAAAAATATTATCCTTGTAAAAATATATCAAATGAATTTAAGGCAGAATCTTTTGTAATAGACCCTTTAGATTATGCAGATGTTGAAGATTCAGTTGATGAGATTATTGGCATTGTTCATAGTCACCCACAGGATATTTTAGAATTTTCTGAATCTGATAAATATAGCTGTAAATCAATAGATTTAACTTTTTATCTTGTTTCACCAAAATCGGATAAAATAGCAATAATAAGACCTGAAGAAATAAATGTATAAAAAAATAAAAGTTTACGGAACTTTAAGAAAATTTTTAGGTCAATCTGAATTTAAAGTTGATTTAAATACACCTAGAGAAGCTATAAGTTTTTTAATTTGTAATTTTGAAGGTATTGAAAAACATATGGCAGAACAGTTTTACACAATTCAAGTAGGTGCAAGAGTTATTACTGAAGATTTACTAAATTTCAGATCACAAGATGATATAAAAATTATTCCAGTTGTTCATGGTAATTTCTTTCCAATTTTGTTAGGTGGTTTATTAACTTCATTAGGCAGTGGCACAACTATTTTGGGTTTAACATTAGGTTCTATGGTTGCACCGATTGCGACAGCTATAGGAACATCAATGCTCATTGATGGTGTTACAAGTATGCTTACACCACAAGAAACCACTTCTTCAACGGTTTCTGGACAAAATAGTTTAGACCCTTCGGCTTTGGCTTCTAACTACTCTTTCACAGGGCTGACAAATATTAGCAATGCGGGTGTTCCAGTAAATTTAGTATATGGAGAAATACTGGTTGGATCTATTGTGGTTTCTAATGGGGTTGATACTGTACAAGTGGAGGGTAATAATTAATGGCTATTCAAGAATTTAATCAATCAACCACTTTTAACAATCCCGATTTACCTAGCGGTGCATTATCTTCTAAGCAATTTAATACTATTGTTGAGCTATTAGGTGAAGGAGAAATTGAAGGATCTGCCACAGCATCAAAAGCTGGCATCACAGATAAAACATCAACTGCATATTTCAACGCATTTAAAAAAGATATATTTCTAAATCAGACTCAAGTTTTACAAGAAGCTGCAAGCAATACAGCACCACAAGACAGTGATTTTAATTTTAAAGATGTAGGCTTTGATTTTAGATTAGGAACTTCAAGTCAGACATTTATTCAAGGAATATCGAATATTGAAACAGAGACAGTTATTGGTACAACTGTAACAACCTCTAGCCCTGTTACTCACACTGTTAGTTCAAGTGATATTAATGCTGTCAGAGTTACACTTAGATTTCCTTCAATGCAAAAGTTTGAAGATGATGGTGATATCAATGGTGTAGAAGTAAATTTGTTAATCAAAACAATAGAAAATGACGGAACAACAACAACCGTTATTGATGACACTGTAAAAGGAAGATCAACAAACGCATATTTCAGAGATTACATTGTAAAACTAAAATCAACAACATCTTTTCCTGTAGCTGTCAGAGTTGAAAGGGTCACAGCAGATAGTTCAGATGCGACTTTAGTAAATGCCTTTCAGTTTCAACAGGCCACTAACATTATTTTTGAACAGAACGCATATGCAAATACGGCTCACGTTGCATTAAGGTTTAATGCTGAACAGTTTCCAAGAATACCAAAAAGAGTTTATAGGATAAGAGGTCGTAAGGTAAAAATTCCTCATAATGCAACTGTTGATTTGCAAACAGGTGCAATCTCTTATGCTGGTACTTTTGACGGAACTTTTAAAACAGATAAGGCATGGACAACAGATCCAGCTTGGATTTTATATGACTTACTTATAGAAACAAGGGCTGGCTGTGGTATCACAGAATCTAATCTAGATAAATTTAGTTTTAAAACTGTAAGTGAATATTGTGGTGCATCTGTTGATGCTGGAAATGGTGACGGCTCTACTGAGCCAAGATTTAGCTGTAATGTAAATATCACGCAGCAACAAGAAGCCTATGGGCTGATTAATGCACTTTGTTCTGTAATGAGAGTAATGCCTTTTTATTCGGCTGGTGGCATAAAAATATCTCAAGATTCACCAAAAGATCCTAGTTATATTTTTACAAATGCAAACGTTACTGAAGCTGGTTTTTTATATGCAGGTTCAAGTTTAAAAACAAGACATACAGTAATTAATGTTAGTTATTTTGATATGACAACTCAAGAACTTGACGTTGAAACTGTTGAAGCTGATTCTGCCACTCAAACAAAATATGGGGTTGTTGTTAAAAATATTAAAGCATTTGCTACAACTAGCCGTAATCAAGCAAGAAGATTAGGAAGATGGTTTTTATATAATGAACAAAATTCTGGTGAAACTTGTTCTTTTTCAACAACTGCGGCTGCAGGTGTATTGGTTCGTTGCGGTGATGTAATAGAAATATCTGACAGACTCAAAGCTGGTGTAAGGCGAGGAGGTTTGCTTAAAAGTGTTACCAGTACAACAGTTGTTGTTTTAGATGATTCTACAAACACAGATATTCCAAGCTTAGGGGATAGTCCTACAATTTCAATTATTTTACCTGACGGTTCATTAGAGGAAAAAACAATAAGTGGTATTTCTGGTACAACAATTACTGTTTCTTCTGCATTTAGTACCGCACCAAATGAACACGCACCTTATATTCTTGAGACTTCAAATCTTACAACGTCAACATGGAGAGTTATCAGCGTAAAAGAAAATGAAGATAAAACTTTTGCAATCACAGCCTTATCACATGACTCAGGAAAATATGCCTTTGTTGAAGATGGCACAACTATGCCAACAAGAACAATTAATACTCTTACAACAGTTTTAAATCCAGTAGAAGGTTTACAAGTTAGTGAAAAAATTGTAACCATAAACAACAAAGCTATTAGTAAATTAATTCTTGATTGGCAGACACAATCAGGAGCAAGTAAATATGAAGTTCAATACAGATTTGCTAATGGTGATTTTAAAAAGATAGAAACTCTTTCAAGTGATGCTGAAATATTTAATAGTGATGCTGGTATTTATGAAATTAGGGTATTTAGTTTTAATGCTTTAGGGCAACCATCGAGACAACCAGCAACCCTTACATTTACTGCTGTTGGTAAAACAGCCCCACCTTCTGATATTACAAACCTTACTTATGAACCTATATCAGATAAAGAAATAAGACTTAGATGGGATGCTGTAGCAGACCAAGATGTTAGAGCAGGGGGAAGAATCCACGTTAGACATTCACCTAAAACGGATGGATCTGCAAATTTTTCAGATGCAACAGACCTTGTTTTTGCATTAAGTGGAGCTTCTACAGAAAAAGTTGTTCCTTTATTAGAAGGGGAATATATTCTTAAAGCACAAGATGATGGAGATAGATTTAGTACAGGTGAAACATCACTTGTAATAGATTTACCAGATGCACAACCTAAACTTTTAGTACAGACAAGAAGAGAAGATCAAGACGATCCAAAATTTCAAGGTGCAAAAACCAATATTGGATTCGATTCTGGTACGGCTTCGATAAGTTTGGCTGGTACAGGTAATTTTGACAGTAGTACAGATATAGATTCTGAAACTTCTATTGATGATATTGGAGGAGTATCTACAACTGGAACATATTTATTTAATGAAACTTTAGATTTAGGTGCTGTTTATAGTCTTGATTTAAGAAAACATATTTTAACTGATTCTGTTTATTCGGCTGATTTAATAGATTCTGTTGCTGATATTGACGCAAGACAAGATTTTGATGGAACTTCTAGCGTTGATACAAATGCAGAAGTTTTTGTTCAGACTTCTCAAGATGCCAGTAATTACTCAGGTTTTCAAAAGTTTGCTAATGGAACATTTAAAGCAAGAACATTTAAATTTAAATGTGTATTAACTACTCAAGATACAAACCAAGATATAAGAGTTAGTCAACTTGGATATACAGCAGAATTTCAAAGAAGAGTAGAACAAAGTACAACAACTATTGCTTCAGGAGCAGGGGCAAAAGCAGTTACTTTTAACAGTCCATTCTTCACAGGCACAAGTGCTTTACTAGGTGCAAACTCTAACCCACCAGCAATAGGAATTACTGCATTTAACATGGCTTCTGGTGATTTCTTTGAATTAACAAGTATTGCTTCAACAGGTTTTACTGTTCACTTCAAAAATAGTTCTGGAAGTTCCGTTGATAGAAACTTTAACTTTACTGCTATTGGTTTTGGTAAAGGGTAAAATTTAGGATATACTTAAAAAAAAAGTAAAAGCTAATGGCAAGAGTTGATAATACTGGGGGATCTGGCTTTACAGTTGATAATGGTACTGGTCTTGTTGTTCGTACAAAGTTAAATCAAATAATTGCAGCTTTATCTACATTAAATCAAGGATCTGGCACACCTTCTATTGGTGTTGGTGCTTATTCTTATTTTGTTGATGGTAATACTTTAAAAATACAAAACGCAGCTAATGACGCAGCGATTACGTTAGGTGATGTAAGCCTTACAAACTTTGGTCATGCTGGATTATCGGCAGCAAATACTTTTACTTCAACAAATATATTTCAAGAAGATGTAACTTTTGACGGTGCTACTGCTGGTAGGGATGTAGTTTTTGATAGGTCAGATAATGCTCTTGAGTTTGCTGATAATGCAAAAGCTGTATTTGGAACAGGTGCGGATTTAGAAATTTACCATAATGGAAGTAATAGTATCATTGACAGCAATACTGGCAATTTAGAAATTACAGCGGATTCTTTTTTTGTTAACAACGCTGCTAATAATGAAGTTCTAATAAAAGCTGTAGCTAATGGCTCAGTTGAACTTTACGAAGATAATGTAAAAAAATTTGAAACTTCTTCGGGGGGTGTGAGTCTTACAGGAGGAGCAGCAGCTAATATCACAGCCCTTTCTGATGGGTCAACAATAACTATAGACATGGCAACAGCCTGTCATCATTCTGTAACGCTTGCAGGGAACAGAACCTTTGCCGCACCTTCCAATCAAGTTGTAGGTCAAGCAGGTTCGATATTTATAACACAAGACGGTTCGGGATCTAGGACAGCTTCATTTAACGCAGCTTTTAAATTTGTAGGAGGAACAGCACCAACACTAACAACAACTGCGGCTGCGGTAGATCGTATAGATTATGTAATTTTATCTAGTAACGTAATCCATTGTGCAGTTTCATTGGACGTTAAGTAATGGGTTTTTATGATGCAATAAGGGTCGGGGCTTCTGGGGCTGCTGGAGATTTTACGGTAGATCGTAGTTTTAGGTTTGATAGTGCAAGTGGTACATATTTACAAAGAACTCCTAGTAGTGCTGGAAATAGACAGATATGCACTTTCTCTTGTTGGGTAAAAAGAGGTGATCTTAATACAACTAATTGTCTTGCAAGTGCTTATTCTGCAAATAATGATAGTGATAATATATCATTGATTTTGAGACAATTAAGCTCTGGTAATTGTGAATTTAGGGTGGTTGGGTATGCAAACAACTTTAGAATTACTAACAGATTATTTAGAGATGTTTCAGCTTGGTATCACATTGTCGTTGCCTTTGACACAACACAAAGTTCTGCTGATGATCGAATAAAAGTCTATGTAAATGGAGTACAAGAAACATCATTTTCAACAAGTGGTAATGTAACTCAAAATATGAACATAGCTTTCAATGATAGCTCAGTTCATAGAATAGGTTCTCAATCAAATGCTTTAAGTAATTATATGGACGGATATATGGCAGAGGTTAATTTTATTGATGGATTTCAATATGA